AAGGAATTTGCACCATACCCCGCATTACCGGCCTGATTGTGGTAGGCTGGAAACCAAACCACATACCCGCCGTTATTGACATTGGTAACGTGCAGTGTCTGCGTGTTTCGTACACGCTCCACCATCCCCTCCCCATCTTTGAGAGTCCCCCTCGCCAGTGGCGCCATGCAAGGATCAGCAATCATCCTCGCAAGTTTCGTCACCGCAGAATCGGAGCCCATTCGCGAGCCCCGCTTGCCGCCACCGCTCTTCTTCGCAGGCCGCGGCTGGCCTGTTTTCTTCTTGCTGCCGGCTTTCTTCGCCGTGTTTCTTGATTTAGGTTGTTTAGCATGTCTATAACTTCGGGGGAGCGCCGACACTGGCGACATCCCCCTAGCGGCCGTCAGCGGCCGACAAACCTAGGCTCCTTCGACCCCTCGGTCAAGGTGAGCCTTCGGACAGGGCTTGGTAGCCCACCCGAGAGGAACCTTGTTGTCCGTTCTGTAAACCCGCACCATCCAAAGCGCTTTAAGGAAACCAGAAACGAACCGTCAGGGATGTCAATCTGCAGCCGTGACACACAGACGCCGCAACTGACCACTCCCCTAGCCACTTGCCGCGGCTGCCACCTGGCCAGGGTGTAAGCCGCCACTATGCAAGGGAGGGTTGTGAATCCTCAGGCGCATGCGCCCGCATACCTGCAAAGGGGGCCATCACCAATTAAGGTAACCGCCCCCGCAGCTCGTCCTCCACCGCCTGAGGGATCATCACAAATCCGTCCCTCTTCAACGTGGCGTCGAAGTTTGCATAGGCGTCACTCTTTATAAAAAGCAACCATCTAGCCAACTCTGGATACAAGCCAAAGAAACACTGCATCGTGACCCCATCGCAGTCATGGGTGGCTCCTCGACTCGGCTTCCAATCTCCCGAGTCTAAGTCAGGGCGGAGCATTCGCCTCCGGCCCGCCGAAACATACCCCAACTGCTTGCTCCTGCGCTCTCCTGCCAAGTGGTTTATAAGGTCGTTAAACAAAGGCACGACCTGCGCAAACTGCGCTAAACCCAAAGCTACTTCCTCGCAGTAGAACAAGCGTTCAACTAGGGTGCAATCAGCAACCGGGACATGAAAGGTCTTCAACAAGATCCTCTCCGGCATCGGCCCCCACTCCCAAGCCCCCTGCAACGGCCACAGCCTCATCGAGCAAAAGTCGGCCTCCCAGCTATCTACACTGGGGTCGACTATCTTAACGTTCTCCCCGAGCTTGAAATTAAAGCCCATGAAGTTCGCACTCAAAAAGGCCGCTATGAAGCGGGCCACGAATCGCGGTACAACACAAAAGGAGTCATCACCGGCACAAGCTACGTAACAATGGTCCAACGGCCAACCACAAATGTCCATCATACAGACATAGAACATCAAATTGTCCATGGTGTTCCCAATCGTGGTGTCCGACTCCCCCGAGTTAACGTATCGCTCATCCTTCGCTTCACGAAGAATCGTGAACATCTCCCTTCCGCGCAGACCGCGCATCTTCCTCAATCCGGCCATCATCTCATCCGAGCGTATACGCTGGGCCTTGCGCGCCCACGCAGCCTGCTCTCGATGTTCGTCGGATACCGCCCCGAACAGTGGTTCCAGCCAGTGGTTGAACGATCGCGGCTCGTCGGGTGCTGCGGGATCTATCCCCCCAACACCCCCTTTCCGAGCCTTCATCATGGTGGCACTGTAACAGTACTCCCACGATGACGCGTCCGCACACACAATAACCGGGGCGAAAGCATCTCGGGACCGTTCATCCTCTGCAGGCGCATCCAGGGTGTACCTCTGGCC